CTGTAAAATATGAAAAATATCCAGATAAATATTTAGGTGGTTTTGGTAACCAATTAAATATATTACTTTTTAATAATTGTTGCCAAATTTCAATTGAAACATTTTGTTTTAAAGCTTCATATATTCCAATATTATTATATGTTATTCGATAAAACATTTTTAGATCCTTATTTTTTAAAATGCTGAATATAAATGGGTTTTAAAAGTTAAAATATTTTTATCATAAATATTACACAAAATTAATAATAATAATGGAATTAAACTTTCTTTATTATTAATTAAATATTTACAAATATCTGTTTTATAAATTTTATTAATATAATTTTCATTTGTTATATCAATATCTTGCATAAATAAATTATCTATTTCATTTTTAATTTCATAAAGTTTTTTATTTCCAAAATATTTATTTAGTTGAAATATTAAATTATTAATATATGGAATTAATTCATTATTATGTGTAATAATTTTTAAATAATCAGATAAATCATTTTGATTTTTATATAATAAAAATAAATTTAAATTTTGTGGAAATTCGATTTTATTAAAATTTATTTTAAAATTATTAATATCTTTGCCAGTTACGTCTTGATAATAATGAATAAATTCATGAATAAATATTTCATCTGTTAATTTATTTTTATCTAAAAACATAATTCCATAATTTGTAATTCCAGTAATAGTAAAATAGCAACCACCGCTTTTATCTGCTAAAATATTATTAAAAATTTCATTACTTAATTCTTTTTGGTATTCAATTGGAATTTTTAAATAATCATTAATTAAAAATTGAATAGCTTCTACTATTATATTATCAAAATAATCAATATTGAATATTAATAAATTTTTTTTATTATAACCATTTAATAAATTTAATCTTATTTTCCAATTTATTGGAAAATAATTACATATATCAATAAGTTTTAAACATCGAAATTTAAAAATTGATTTAATAATATTAAATAAATTTATAAATTTATCTTTTTTAAAAATACTTTCAATAATAATATTTGACTTTATTATTTTTGGCTTACTAATAATATTTTCATGTATTACTGATTGTTTAATAAAAAACATAAATGGTAATTTTTTCATTTTTTAAATATACTTATTAGCAAACTTATTTTTCAAAGCATCAAATAATTGTTTATTCCATTTTGCATCACTTAATGCATTATGTTCATCATTATTTTCAGTAATTCCTAAATCGCCTTTAGTAACATTAAAATAATCCATATATTGTTTTAAATCAATTGTATACATTGGTAAACCTTTTGGTAAATTTATCATTTTACCAAATAATTGACATAAACATACATGGTCATATGCTGAATAATATCCATATAATTTAATTTCTTTTGTTGGAGACGGTTTAATAAATTCTAAAACTTTATTTTTAATTGTTTCTTTTGAAACTTTTAAATAATCAGGCATTTCATCAATATATGGTTTTACATTTTTAAATAACCATTTATTAGAACACTCAGACCAGTCAAATTCATTATTAACTAAAATTAATTCATTCCCATCTTCATCAATCATACCAATTGAAATTGGAATAATACCAAAATCTGGTGATTCATCAAATTCAAAATCATAAAAAATTCTACGAGTATCTTTTTTTACAACTCTAACTAATGTTAAAGCAACATACATTTCAGTATTAGCTTTAGATAAATATTCAATTTGATTTTTATTTAAAGTATTAAAATATTTCCAATCAGTAATATCATTTAATAATTGCTTATCTTCAATCTTATATACTTTTCCCCATTCTGGTTTAACATATATTCCAATATTAAATTTATTTAATTCATTAATTGGTCTAATTATGTGTATTTCATCTTGATCTTTATATTGTAAAATTTCTTCTGGATCAAATTTCATAAATTCAATATAAGGCTTTACTAAAAATTCTTGTTTTGTACTTTCACCAATTAAATCTTTATATATATCTCCATAATATGTACTCATTTTTGATTCTAAATCCTTTTAATATATTAATATTATTTATTAAACTTTAAATAACCAACCAATCTTTTTAGTAAATACTCCAATTTTACCGGTTAAAATAATATCTTGATTAAATACATTTACAGAAGTACATTGATTTTCTGGTAATGACAATAATTTATTTGAATAATTAGGAGGTACTCCATCTGCTGTTGAAATTGTAATGTGTGGATGAAGATTATTACACTTAATTTTTTTATTTAAAATTTGACATTCAATTGCTTGACAATAATCATTATATACATATCGTAATATCTTTAGTTCTGATTGTTCACCAAAATTAACTGGTAATAAATTTGACTTAAATGCTAAAGTTAAATGATCAGCATAAATATTTGGATATTTTGGTTCAAAAAATGTTAAAATTTTATTTTTACTAACATCATCTAATTTAATACCACTATAAATTATATTTAACATAATTTTTCAATTCCTTTTTCTGTCCATACACCAAAATGCATATTTTTTGATTTTGCAAATTGTATTGCAAAATTCCATTTACATTGATTACGTTCTACAATTAATTGACGAGCTAATAATTTATCTGAAGATAATTTACTTGTCATATTTTTAGTTAATGTTGACTGATTATATGGTTTAATTTCAATTAACCATTTATCTAATTTACCTTCAATATTCATTACTTCAAAATATAAATCAATCACATATCGGTGGGTTTCATTTCTACGTGTTGAATCAATATATGGAATAATAAAACATTCAGAACCCCATTTTAATACTTTAGAATTTTTATCTAAACTTTGAAATGCTTTTGCCTACCAACTACTACGAAAAACTGGTAATGTTTTACCAATATATTTTTCTTTATATAATGGTGTGTACGTACCTTTTAATGTTTTATATCCAGTTTTTGCTGTATTAATAAATTTGCTCATAAATATATTAATTTAAAATATTAATTTACTATTATTTATTAAAAATTAAAGCTGGAAAATTGTTTTCCAGCTTTAAAAATTAAATTTTTATGTTATAAACCAGAAATTAATGCGTCAACATCAATATCATCAGATCCTGCTGAAGTATCGTCTTTATCATTATTTTCAATATTATTCTCAATATTTAAATCTTCATCTAAAATTGGTGTAGTATTAGTAATATCTAATGTTTTAGAAGACGTCTGTTTAATCGGAATAATATCTTCATCCTGTTCATCATTTAAAGAAACATATTTATTATAAAAATCTTGTAATTCTGCTGGAGATGACTCCTTATAATAATCTGCATCAAAATTAATATCTTTACTAAGATTAATTATATATTCTGGAGTAACTGGAACTTCAGTTTCATTAATAATAAAATTAGAAATCTTTGTTGGCTTACGTGAAAAATCCATATTATATTGCGGCATGTCAACTTGTTTACCATTAATAGGCATTTTCTTTGTAGATACAGATACAATAAAATTACATCCAAGAGTTTCAACATCATTATCTTTAAGATACATTAATGCATCTAATCCAACAATTTCATCTTCACTAATTATTGTAGCTTCATCATCATTATTAGTTTTCTTATTATTTACTTTTCCAAATATTTTACGATCAAAAAAATCTTTCATCATTTTTCCATACGTAAGAATACGAACACCTGTAGCTGTTTCATCAGAACTAGATACAACATATACTGGAATATATCCAACTAATGTTCTATGATATGCTTTCCACATATCATAAGCAGATTGTGAATTTTCTTTTTCATATTGTTTATAAAAATTACCGCATTTTTGACAAATTGGACAAGCATTCCAAGCATTTGCGCCATCACCCATTAAATATTGTGATGTTGGACAATATACTTGAGATAAACGTTTTGATGTTGCAGAATTATCCCAATGACGATGAATATATTGATTAATCATTGGATATTCTCTATTACATCCGTCAGCTGGCGGTAACCATAAAAGACGAAATGTATAAGTATTTCCTGGTTTAAGTTTAAGTAAATATTCATTCCCAAATGAACGACGCTCATGTTGTACATTTTCTTGCTTTGCTATTTTTTCAAAAAGATTCTGATAATTTGGAATACTCATAATATAATTTCCTTTTTTGTTAATTTTAATATTTAATATTCAATTTTTATTATTAATATAATTAAAAAATTAAAAAATAAAAATAAATTTTATTATTTCTTGGAAATTATGTACTGACTTGCAGCTCGTATAATTTCATCTTGTTTATTACTTAATGTGTCTGGAATATATAAATTAATATTTTTTATTATATTATTAAACTAATGAAATACATTAATATATTCTTTTAATTTTGATTCCTAATAATTATTTAATAAATTTTTAATATACGCAGCAAAAAATTCATCCAATGACTAATTATTTAATGTAAATGGGTCAGCTTTTGATAAAATAACATTATTAAAATATTCAGCTGCTGTATTATCTACATCTTTAAATGCAGCAAAACCATGTTTAGCATTTGTTGGAAGATAATTAGTTGGTGCTTTATTATTATTAGTATAAAGATTCTTCTGACTTACAAAATCATAATTAGATGTTTTTTTATTAATTGATTGCTTATAATAATTTTGCCACCATGCACTAAATAAATTATTTAATTTCCAATTCTCATAATTTATTGAACTATCATTTATAGCTCGTATTTTATAAACATTATTAATCAATAACTAATATAAACAATTATATTTTTTTATATGACTGCTTATTCCACGCTTAGAAATATTTGTAGAATTATCTCCAAGTTCTTTTAAAAATGCTAAAATATTTGAAGTTTGTAATATAGATAATATATTTTGTACTTTATTATATGTTGACTGCTATGCATTAGGAACCACCGCCGACTGGTGAGCTATTAAATAATCTGGATGTTTTTTTGTTGGTCCAATAATTATATTTAAATTATGTATATCACTACTTGTTATATTATTATTCTATAACTAATCAATAGATGTTTTAAACTATGATAATAAATCTTCTATATTCTTTAAAATATTATAAAATGCAGTTAATTCAATCGCAACACGGTATTCTGCATATAATGAACGAGTATTATCAATATAATATTGCCATCTACATGTTAATTTTTTTGAATTATTTTGATTTATATTATTTGGATTTAAATATTTTTTAATTTCAGACGGATCTGCATTACTTGGCCAAATTGTTCTACCAACCACTTCCTAAATTCTCCAAATTTTTGTGTTACTTAAATCACCTGTTAATGGACCAGGATCAGATTTACCTATTTTAAGTAAAGTCTATGAAAATGGCTTTCTCATTTGTATTGCAAAATTAGCTGAATGATTTTTATCACTATTAACACTTGATTTATCATATTTATCTTTATATAACCATTGCTATAATTCTACTTTACTTAATACATTTGCATATGGATTATTTAAATCAGCAACATTAAATAATGAATGCCAAAAATGCTAATTAACACGAATTTTATCTGGTTTTTCACCATTTTGATCTTTTCCGCCAATTCCAAAAATTTTATTTAGACCAAGTGCATTTGCACCCATTTTATATAATACACGATCTAAATTATTATTCTTTAAGCCATTATAAAGATTTGTTAATGTTCCATCATTAATTCTAGTAATTGTTATATCCTATTTACCCAGTCTAATTTTTGTATTATTAACATTAATTGACTAAATTTCTTTCTATCTAGCCGCAAAATTATCTAAATTTATCTATGAAGATTTATCATTTGAATCAGTATCAGCATTTGCATTTTTTGAAGAATCATCTAATGTATTTTTTAAATTTTCACGTAATTCATTTTTAAATTTCTATGCATCAAACCATAAAAAAATAGTACATGTAAATGATGACTATGATAAATGACTATGTTTTTTATTTGTTGTAAAATCTTGATTATCTTTTCCAGCTGGTACAGCAATAATTTCTAATTTAATATCAGTTTGAATATTTAAAATACGTTTTCTAAATTTATTTTGTAAACCTTGCTATGCAGTAATAATTAACTAATTAAAATAATTTAAAAACATTCCAAAATTACTATTATTACTATTTGTATTTTCATCACGATTAATTAAAATTTTTAATAATGGATATTTATATTCAGGTAAAATATCATAAGTTAAACGTAATCCTGCATTCTATCTAGCTACAGTACCAGCCGGTAAATCTTCATATGACTATGACTTTAAATCTAACATTTTATTAACATTTAATTCTGGTAAATCTTTTATTACAACTTTAGATTTTGAACCATTTCCTATTGCAATATCTAAAGCATATAATAATTTTTTAAAGCCAGAACCATTCCAAACCTGTCTAAAATCATCCTATAAATAACGCTGGTCTGTCATAATTTTTGTAAAAATATTCGCACGTTTTTCCTGAATAATCTAATTATATAATAAATCAAATTTTTTTAAATTTTTATGCATAATAAGTAATCTTTTTTTAATTATTTATTATTATTTATTAAAAATCTATGTTCTAATTTATTTGATAACTCAATTAATTTATCATATTTTAATAATTCTAATCTTTTTGGTATTAAAATATTATTAATAAAATCATATTTATTCATTTCAAATAATTCTAAAAATACATCATCTAAATATAATTTAAAAAATGTATATAATAATTTATTAGAAAATGCTGCATAAAAATATAATGAAATAGTTCCACTTGATAAATGTTGTAAAGATAAAGGTATTAAATTTATATTATCCAATAAATATGTCTCAAACGTTAAATTATTTTCTTTTAAAAATACATTTAAAAATTGTAAAGACCTAACTATTTCATTATAAATTGTTTCTTCATCATTTTCACATTTATTAATATATTTTAAATAATTATTATAATTTTTTGTACCAGATAAACTACCTAATGATTTTAATGTAAATTTATGTTTTAATATTTCAGCATTAGCTTTAATATATATTTTCCAGTCAATCATATTAAAATTTCGTTTTAACATATTTTGAAAACGTAATAAATATTCACATTTAGCTTTATCATTTAAAACATGATCAAAATTTTTCATCTTACGCGGATACACACCATTTAGTGCATACCAATATTGTTTATGAAATTCATTATAAATTTCTTCTAATGATGGAATTTTTTGCCAAAACATAAGTTATTTATTCTTGCTATCTAAATATTTTTTTAATGATGGTTTAAGATTAGATTTATCTACAACTAATGGTATGTCTGATGATAAATTTTGATATTTTTCTCTAATAAAAGTTATTAAATGTGATGTAAATACATGTGGAATTAAATATACTGCATTATGAAAAAAATCAATATAACTAAATGAAATACTTGCTAAAAAACAATTAAATAATGTTGGATTTTTTATTAATAATCTAATTTTTTTTGTAAATACTGGATCAAAAAAATCTTTAAAAATAAATTTTGGATCTCTTTGTTCAATCCAATCAACAAGCGCACTTGCTAATAATTGAATATCTTGCATCATTGCTATGTCTTTTCCAGAATTTGAACCTAATTGATATGTATTTTGTATATAATTATCTAATTCATTATGTATATTTTTTCTACTTTCTTCTTGCATTTAATAATTTTTTCCTTTATTAATATATTTTATATTAAAATAATTTTTATTTTATTTTTTTAAATAAATTCTATTAATTTATTTTCAAATATTCATAATTTATTTTTTTTTAAAATTAATTTACCACAATTTTCAACAAAAAATTTATCTCTTTTTATTAACTATGGTTTCTACTATCCGAATTAACTAATAATTATTAATTTTAATATTATTAAACCAATCACGATTTAATTTAATTATCTACTATGAAAAATTTAAATTTTCTTTATTTAAAAATATTTCTATTAATTTATTTTTTATTTCTTCTTTATTATTTTTCCAATCATCCTACCAAATATGAATTAATCTAAATCCGTGCTAATTACAAAGTTTTGTTTTATTTAAATGATAGTTATATCCTGTTTTCTAAATTTTGTGCCAATAACTGCCGATTAAATTCAACGGCTAATTTTATTTCTGGAATAATAATATCTATATTATACGGATTAATTAATTCAAAATTATGAATATCTAATTGTGGAAAATATTGTTTACAAAAATTTGTTAATTCTTTCTATGGCTTTGATGTACTATACTATTTTGGAAAACAATTTAAACATCGTGGAATATTATAAAAATCCTATATAAATCTTGACATAAAAATTTTACTTTTAAATATTTTTCCACATCTAACACATTTCCATAAATATTCATTATCTTGTCCAATATATTCCTATTTATTAAATAATGGAATTAAATAATCTTTCCAAGATAAAATAGTCTACCAACCAATTGCTAATTTATTATTAATAAACCCGCAATTTTCTTTTATTGTCGTCTAAGCTTTTTGTCTAATAGACGAATTTTTAGCTAAAACATTTTCAGCATTGTATTTTTTTAAATTTGTTATTTTTGATAATTCTTCTACCTATTTTAAATGTAATGTACATTTAACACCATATTTAACTAAATTTGTATTTTCTAATTTTAATTTTATTTCATCTGATTGTAATGGATGTTCAACACCAAAACGTTTTAAACA